TACTGGAAAAGTACCTTTACGGGCTGTAGCTGTAGCTATGTATGTTTGACCTGCTATTAGTCCTGTTAATTCTTGTCTTGCACGAGGATAATTAGATGTTCCGCTTGTAATTTCTAATTCTCCTCCAGTAACTGATAGTGATGATAATATTGCTGTCCACCCAGCAGTTCCATTACTGAAGTCTCCATTAGTTACCAACTCATTCCCAGTAACAACAATATCACCTTTGCTATGAGCAGTCTGTGTAGTTAATCCATTTACTTTATCATCAAGTAGCTCATCTGTACTACCTACTGCAAAAGGTGCTTTAGGTAATGCAAAATCATCTTGGCTTATATCATGTACGCCATCAGTAAATCTTACCTTGTATTTCTTAGCTGTTGCACTTAGTCTTAGTGTGTCAGCTACATCAACCTCTTCAAACATATCTTGTGGTCTGATTTCATTCACACCATCTGTTGGGATTAATCCGTGTTGAGCGTAAGGAACACTATCATAAATCTTTGCGTCTATTGTTGATGCGTCATATGTTGCATTTGATGGTATCACATAACTTTGTATTTCACTTGCTTTTGCTACTGCTGTATCTTTTGCAGTTACTGACTCATCTCTTGCTGTTTCTGAAGCTATTTGTGCGTTTACTGATGAGTTTTTTGCTGTTTGAGCATCATTTTTGTAACCATCTGCTAAGTTTGCAGCAGTTCCTACATTTGTGTTTATGTAGTCCTCTACTTCATTTATAAGAGTTGTTACCTGCTCATCAACATCTTGTATTTTTGTGTTTCCATTTACTATTGCTGTTGTTGTAAATGTTGGTGCTGTGTATGCCATTTAATTTCCTTTATCCTATTGCTATATAATTTACTGTTCCAGCAGATAGCTGTGTTTCTGTGCTTAATGTGTATGTTGCTGTACCATTATTCAAAGTATTTGATGCTGTTGTGCTTGTTGTAGCTGGTTTTCTTAGATTTAGGGTTAAAACTCTATTTTTTATCCATAGATACATTGTATTTGTTCCATTTGATGACACTATCTTTGATTGGACTGACATATCAGTAATGCCAGATAAAGTACAAGTTTTAAAAACGCTTGTGCTAAGACTATAAGTATCTATTGGACTACTAGACCATCTCCATATTTCACCATTTGGATAATCTAAGTAGAAAGATACATAATCTGACCAATTACCTGAATATCCAGCACCACCTTTTTTTATATCTGCTGAATATGATGCAGATATAAACTCTTCTCCTGCATTTAATGTTCCTGATAAAATTAAAGAAGTAAGTGGATTAGCATAGTTGTTTGTTTCCATTTCGTATTCTGTTATATCTGTAACATCTCTTGAAAAATATGTGTATGATGCAGCACTCGTAAAAGTTCCACCTAAATCTGAATATGTTGATATAACTCTATATGTGTATTGCCCTGATGTAAGTGTTGCTGATGATACTGTTGCAGAGTCTGTTGTGAAGTCTGTATGGTTTACTACTGTTGGCGTTCCTGTGTTAGTCCAAGTGCTGTTTATTAAAACTTGCATTTGACTACTACTTTTTCTTTTATAATAGTTTCCTGAAGTTCCAGTAGACCTCACGCTGTTAAGTGATACAAGTGCTTGTATTTTTGTAGTGTTTGCAGGTGTTGTAACCGAACTTGTTGTAACTGTGCTAGAAGTGTTGTAACTCCAAGTAAGTGTTTCTATGTTGCTTGTACCAGATAAAACAAGTTGAGCAGTTGGGATAAAAGTTACCACCCCATTGTTTATTTGCAATGATGCAGGGTATGTCTTCAATGTTTGCGACTGTGTACTCGCTGTATGGTCGTAAACTTCTAAATCCGCTGGTGAAACTATAACTGATGGCAATTTATCAAAACCATTTAGCGTTACAGTTGCTCCATTTGCTACTGTTCCTGATTGTACAAACTTCAAATACTTATAAGCTTTGTTTTCTGACGCTTTATAGAATTGTAAACTTCCTGCACTTAATTGACTGTAATTCCCATCTGTGTCGTATGTTCTAAAACTTCCATTTTCATATAGTATGTGGCTTGTATTTGCTGGGTCACTTATACTGAACGTTTCAGCACTTATTGCAAAAATACTCTTTTGTCCTGTTGCATCTGCATAACTCCACCCTGTAACTAATCCTGATGTTGGGTCAACTATTAAAGAAGATGCCGATTTAGCCCAAGTTTTAGCAGTATTTGCTGTATCATTTGCAGTAGTTGCTAAAGTATCATCACTCCAATTAGCACTATTAGTATGTTGAGCTAAGTCTAGTTTATTTGTTCCACTTAAAATTCCATTTGCTGTATCATTTGCAGTAGTTGCTAAAGTATCGTCTGTATATTTAGACTTTATTCCAAAATCAGCAGAATTGTAAGCTACTGTTTGATTTACACTTGAAAAAAGTATATCACCACCATCTTGCATCCACATATCACCTATATCATATGGTGCTGTTGGTGTTGTTGTGAAAACTCTCGCTTTCCCATCTGCTAGTGCTTCAATGCTTAGTTGTGCAAGTATATCATCTATAAATGCTATTTGAGATGGGTTACAGAGCACCCACTCACTATTTTCATTAAAGTACTTATATACTGTGCTTGTATCATTAAGAGTTAAGTTTTTAATTTCTACGCTATTAAATAAATAGTCATCTACTGTAAGTTCAGATACATCTATTTTCCATAAATCATAAAAACTTGGATTTGTTGGAGTTGTTGTGTAAATTGTTACTAGACCATCTTGGATTGCTTTTTGTAAAAGTCCGTTATCATAAAGAAGTTGATCCAGCTTCTCTTTTATCGTTTGAGTTGTTGCTGTGCTATCGCCTATAAATGTATGATAAGTTGTTAGTGCTGTGTTTAGTGTGCCATACTCCCCATCTAAACCTTTACATGTAACTTTAAAAAAGTATCCCTTATTTGCTTCAAGTTCTATTGCGTTATAGTCAAAGGAAGTTGTTTTTAAGTCTGTCGCTATTGGCACATATGTAAGACCACCATCTTTGCTAATATACAAATTGTTTGTCGCATAAGTTGTCGTTTTCCAAGATATGTTTAAATATGGTATTAAAACACCTTGTGCATTTACCTCACCTCTTTCTTTTACTAAAAATGTATTTGCTGTAGGTGTTAGCTCTGTTATTGGTGTAACAGTCGATAAAACTACACTATCATCTGTTAAAATACTTTCGTTGTATTCTATCGCAGTTATTTTTCTATCAAACTCCCCAACCGTTCTTGATATGTCTGTAATTCTAAATAATTTTTCAGTATTTGGATTATTGCATAAAGTAAATAGGTTGTATTGCTTTGGTGTTTGTGCAAATGTTCCGTTTATTGTAAGTTCTGTAACTGTTTGAGTTCCACTAAACACTATATCAAAAGTTTCTAGTGTATCATCGTCCATCTTCACTTCGAGTGTATATGTTTCGCCATTTGTAAGTAAAACTTCTTGGTCGATGGTAACTGTCGTGCTTGTAGCTGATACTAAACGTCCTGATGTATTCCATAGTGGCATATCGTGAGATATTACACCTACATCCCCTACTTCACAGTTTATCGCATCAAGTCCTGCTTCAAATGTGGCAATTCTTCTTAATTGTTCGTTACAATTTAAGTGATATTTTGCTGTTCTATATGCTTGGCTTTCGTTTACTACGCCCATTTGTTGAATTGAAGTTGTTTTGATAACTTCATCTGTATAATTAGCAAGTGTGACAGTATCGTTTGAATAATCTTTGTCTACATTTGTATATTGAACTTCTACTTGATTTGCTAAGTCCTCATCGCCTACATATGCTATCTCTAGTGTGCCTTTTTTGATATTACCCATATTAAAGGTAAATGTTCTAGGAGTTGGCTTATCTACTATTACCGAATATTTTGTGCCTTTTATGATTGGTGCTGCTCTACCTACTTGGGCTACTGAGATTAAACTATCCCAGATATTACCCTCAAAATCAAACAGCCCGTTAAATGTGCATCTTTTCTCTGTGCTAGTGTCTATGCCACTTGNCACAAGNTCATCACACCAATTAGCCCACTCTTCGATTTCNTCAAAATANTACATTTTNGTGTAAGGGATTTCATATCCATAGATAGGGCTTGTTAAAATATCCCAAAAAGCCCAAGCAGGATTGCTTAAATCTTTAAACCCTAGAGAAGTGCCATTTTGATTAAAAACTTCTATTGTTTTTCTTTGAAATTGCGTTATAACATCAACACTTCCGCTAAGTTGTCCTGTTGCTTTTATCTTGATACCGAGCATAGCGTAAGATGGATAATTCAAATCGTCTTTGATTATCTCGCCCATACCAGCCCAATCGCAATCAGTAACTTCTCTTACGTTTGTTGAAACTGCGGTAAGTCTTGTTATTCTTACCTCGTACTCATCTGGTGTTAATCCATCTATCCTAATTTCTCTACTAAACGCTGTTGTTTGTGCTGCTGAATATGTGTGATTTCCGTAATCTATCCAAGTGCTATCACTTGTTTTTTTGTATTCTACTTTTAACTTCACAGAACGACTATCAAGTCCACCACTATCATTTGAGTAGTATAATCCACTTGCAAAGCTAATAAAAAGCCTTAATGATTCATTCGCATTACCTATCGTTTGTCTTGTTATCGCTGTATCTTCAAGGGCTACTGTAAAAGAGTTTGGTAACTCTATATCTCCAAACCAATCCATCACACCTTGATTTAAAGTTCCGTTTGTAAATCTAAAATCTACATCTTCGTAATTTGATAGAAGTGTATCGTTTATGATTATATCATCTGCTGTTATATCTTCTATTTCCCCTTGACATAGAAGTATTTGCATATATAAGTATTCATCATCACCTACATAATCTATGTAGCGTTGCATACGAGTACCACCCGTTTGGTGCTTTCCAAAAAGGATAGGAATTACGCCACCTGCACCGCTTAGTGTTGAAGTTTTTGAGAAAGAGTATGTTGGTGACTCGCTTACTGATGAAGTTGAGTAGTTTGGAGATTTTGGAGTCATTACGCTTGATAAAAGCATACTCCCTGCCATAAAAACTGCACCTGCTGCTACATACGACAAAACCATTCCAGCGGTTAGTGCCGATGCTGTTGTAGCTATCGCTGCACCTGTAAAATATGTGTATATAGCTCCAGCAATAGCACTTACTTCTTGTTTATGAGTTATCACAATCTCTGAATTATCAGGGACTACAATATCAAAATCTTCTACTTTGATTTGATTGAGTGCTACTATCGGATTGTTTAGTGGTGGTATATATGCACTTAGTTTTTTGCCCTCATATGGATACTCTTTTACTTCTCTATCTCTTGATGGCTCGTAAGTGTTTTTAATGTATATAACTTTAATCATACTTGTAAAACCCCACTATCATTTGTTTCCATTTAGGAGAGTTTATTTTCACTCTATCAACTCCTGTTCGTTCCATAATATGAATAAACTCTTTATCATTTACCATAAAACCACAATGCGTTACTGCTCCATTAACTCTCATAGCAACGACTGCACCTTTTTTAGGTTGAACTTTTTCCCATCTTGGATTTTCTAAGCTTTCATAAAAAAACTTTTCATTTTCTTTATCATCAGGATCAACATAATCAAAATCTACAATGTCTACTCCGTGTTCTTGTTTATATAAGTGTTTAACCATCCCATAACAATCAAAATAAGGGTATGTTCTTCCATTTGCTTTATATACTGCGTTCATCATTGGTAAAATCCTGAACTTGATATTGCAGGGAAGCCACCAAAAGGGATTGTGTTTGCACCGCTAAATTTTGCTCTACAATCTTCTATCGTTTTACCGCAAGTTGTATCTGCACCACTATAACCACATACAACACCCTTAAATCTATGAGGACAAGTATCAACAAACATTCTATGCGGTGGAAATGCTACTCTCATTGGGTTTCTGATTCCACAAGTAAGCGTGACTTCTTCGTCATTGACGCTCGCACTTGTGCTTACAAAGTCATATGTATATTCTGCTATGCCTGTTTGATAAGTAGAAGTCAATATCATCTCTACTTGTATATCCCAAGCCACTCCTAAGTCTGGGTCTTGGTCGATATATCCACCTATAATTCTCTCTACATTTGATACTTTTATCGTTGTACTTGGAACGCTACCATCTTTGCTTTCTGTAAATTCTTCTACCTTACAAGGGAAATAATAAAAAACATTGCCATTAAAAGTTATATTTGTGTTATGAGGGCATATCCTATAAGTTACTGATTTTGATTTGTTTGATAATGTAAGAAGTGGTATCCATACCTCTTTTGAAAAGATATAGTTTTTCTCTAAGATTGCTTTGGTTGATAGAGTAATCATACTTCTTTTACCTTGATGGAAATTGTATGAACTTTTTTGAAATCCTTATCCATAGGAATTATAAGTGGATCTTCATATCTAACTGTGTGTGAAACACCATCTTCTTCACTTATCCAATTAAAAGGTATAACTGTTGTTACATCCTCATAATGTGCTTTTAGTAAGTCTTTTTGTTCTGTCGTGATAATATAAGTTGCACTAAATTTTTTTATTTGCCTAGTGTTTCTATTTCTTCTTTGCTCATACCCACCATCATATGATGTGCTTATGGTATCGTTTTCATATTCAACTTCTAGTGTACTTGGTGTTATATTAGGAAATGCCATATTTAAGCCCCCATTATTTTTCTAAAAGATGGGTCTGTTTGCATAAGCGATTGCACCGTAAGTTTTATCTCTGTTTTATTATCTACTTGTTTTCTTGAAGTTTCTTTCATATCTAGCGGTATTCCTGATTTATTATTTATAGTTATGTATGTATCTCCCCCACTACTTACCCCACCAACTGCTTTAACTCCAAGTTTGCCACCTAACCCTCTTGTTAGTGGCATAATTGCTTCTTGCCCTTGTTCGTTCATGCTTCCAACTCCACCACCAGCCATAGCGAATTGTAGATTACTTCCAAAAGGCAGCCCCCCTTTTGCAAATTGTTGAGGAACTCCGTTTGAAAAAACATTGCCTTTTGAACTTCCAAATAACCCAGATAAGAAACTCACACCTGTTGATGCTATTCCTGCAACCATTTTTTTTGCTTGAACTCTCACTATATCTGATATAATAGAGTCTGCTAATGAACTAAAATCTAGCTTCCCTGTTTTGACAAAATTTACTATGCTATCTTCCATCGCATTCGTAGCTGCTGTGAATGCGTCTTTCGCTTGTTGATATGTGTCTTTCGCTATTTTTAAATATGAGTCATAAGAGTCTGAAACTCCATTTACCCATGTGCGATTTGCCTCATACTCTTTTTGCTTGATTTTTCTAGCTTCTTCTGCTGCCTTTTTAGCCGCTTTTATTTTTTTATCTTCTGTATCGTTGTATTTTTTTAATGTAGCTTCATTTAACTTTGCCAATGAATTTGAATAGTTTTTTTCTATTAATATTCTTGCGTTTGCATTATCACCATACTGCGATAGTTGTTTTTCTCTTGTAATCCTTAATTTTTCGTATGGTCCTGCTAGTGTATATGTCATTTGTTCGTTAAAATTGATTGTAGCTTGTCTTTTATCTTCTAAATATTTATAATATGCCTTTACATGAGCATCATAGTTTGTAACTTTTTTTGATTTCTTTTCTTCTTTTTTAACAACTGTCGGTGCTTTTGCTTCAAGGCTATCTCTGTTTTTTTTGTTTGATTCAGTTGCTTTGTCTGTAGCTTGTGCTACTTTTCCCCAACTATTATAAACCTTATTTAAATCTGCGGTTAGGAGTTCATCTTGTTTGTTGAGTAAGGATATTTCATTTTTATACGCTTTTATATTTGCTTTTGTTTTGTCGCTNATTCCAAAAGTGACAGCATTCGCTATCTTTGCATTAATCAGAGCTAATTTAGTCGCTGCTTTTTGTACTTCTATAACTGTGAGTGCAACTGCTGTTCCTGCAAGTTTAAAACCTCTTACAAAATCTGTCACAAATATTGCTATTTCTTTTTTATTATCGTTTAAAACTTTTGTAATGCTTTTTATTGAGTCTTTTGTATCTTCGAACATTGATTGAGTAGCTAATCCCATTGCTTGATCTACTGCATTTTCAAAGTTACTCATAATAACTGTATATGTATCTACTGCCTTAAATCCTGAAAGAGTTTGTAACAGTAATCCAGTAACATCATCTGATTTTTTTAACTTATCATTTGTAAGCCCTAGCGATGTTAAAAATCTTCCTAAATCACTATTTGCCAAGACTGTACCAGTTGCAAGTCCATCAACTCCTGCTAATAAGCTCTGAAACTGTATCCCAGCTGCACCTGCTGCAATAGATATTTTTTCAGTTAGCTTTACCATATC